ATCTCGCCATTTGGCAGTGTCAGAGTCGTTCCATCTGCAACTGTTATTTGGGCAAAAGTCCGCACTGCTCCAGGCAAATCATCGCTCAAAGAAATAATGTCAAGCGAAGTCGGGTCAGTTGTGACAACAGCTTTAGCAAAATCTGGGCTAATCTCGACGCTTCTTACGATTGTTTCTGCCCCAGGCGGTCTAATCGCCTCAAGCTGTTGCACCATAAAATCTCTTTCTAAAATCGCCAAACCTTGCAGTTCTTCGGTCATCAGCAAGGTGCTGTCACCTGCCCAAGTATTAAGCGATTCCTTTAACTGCACCAAAATAGTCCGAAGACGATATGCAGTAATAGATTCTGGGTCTAATGTCGCCAGTCGGTTTGTCGCTTCAATAATTACATCGTTGTAGGCTTTTATAATTCTTATGGCGACTCCATTGCTGTAGCGGTTGAGGTCAATAGCTCGCCTAAAAAACTCGGTGTGCTCTGTCATTTGGCAATCCCCATTTCATCAATGCAAAATGGCGAAACAACAGTTACATCGGCTCCAGAAGTCAATGCGCTTTTGACGATGTGATGCAGAACATATTCTTTTTCCTCTAAATCGCTTTCTAGCTGTATTTCCTGAACATCGCACTCTTTGCCATTTTTGTGCCAGGACACCCGAATTACCGCAAAAATCGACTCGACAAGCTCACGCTTTGTAAAAGTCACAACTTGTTTTCGCGGCTTTCGAGCGTCCATGGTCAATCCATCAGAATTACAACTTTTACATCGGAAGAGTTGCAATGTCCTCAGGTTCGGCAGATTCTTCTGAGATTTGTTCATTCCCTTGAAGTCTGGGCTGTTCCATTTCGATGTAGCCACCTGCTTGGGTCGATTCAATCTCTTCTTCAACATCAAATTCATCGCCCAAAACTTCGCCTTCATAAAGCTGATCGAGCAAAGTTTTTTGAGTAATTGTTCCGGCTGTATAAAGAGCCAAAAGCGATTGAATTTCTTGCGGCTCCAGACGAGCGCCGAGAAAATCACGATTAACAAAACTGCTTCCGACTTCCGGGATATTTAAGTAATGTGCGTGATGCACCAGGCAATTATCAATCAAGTCTTGCATATTCTGCGCGATCACCATCATTGTGCTGTCGCCTTGGCTGCGATCAATGCGCTTTGATTCTGCGGTCTCGGCAGACAACTTCTGACCAAGCACAGCAGACAAGCCGAGTTCATTGATTTGCTGAGCGAGCTGATCAAGACGGCGGAACTGCGAATCAAAAGCGTTGCTAGGTGGAGCGATGTATTCTGCCCGCCCGTCACTCGGGAAGCTAATTGCTTCTCCTGGACCGGCAGTAACCTCTTCTGCCGATTGGGGGAAGCCATAAAATGCCAGCATTGGCACGGCGCTGATATGAAGCTGATTGTCGAGGTCACTTTGAATTTGATACGCCTTTAAATTAAGTTCCCCAATATCTTCCAAAGGCGGGCGCGACTCCATAAAGTTCACGCGATTTGAATAGGCAATCGCAAATGGAATGTGATCCATGGTCGTATTGCCGCTTTCATGCACAACAAATTGCCCATTTTCATGAAGGCGATGAACTTCAAAAGCGCCTGGCGTCAAAACTCGAACCTGTTCGACTTCTTTTTCGCCAAATTCACCATCTGGCACGATCACTTTTTCAAGCAGTCGTAGTTGCGTCAGTTTTTGTTCGCCATCAATAAGTTCAGTTCGCCAACCGAGAATTTCTCGTGGCGTATAAGTCACCCAGTAGGGGCGACCAAGAGATCCGGCAGCAGGTGCATCAACTAAAACGCCAATGTGCCCATATCGGACCATTTTGCGGCAAGCCTCATAAGTCCAGACATTTAGATCGTTGCCTTGCAGATCGACATCAAAAAGCTGCTCGCGCACAACGTCTGAAACATCATTTAAACGAACCGGCTTGCGTGTCAACATGCCAGCCAGCATCCGCTCTAGTCGGACGTAATAAGGCGGACAAACAGAGCGAGCCAGACGAGAGTCGTAACTCTCATCCAGCTCACGGGGTTCTTGTGGCAAATAGCGGCGATGACGGCGACGCAATTCATAAGTGCCGCCAAGCAGATCCTCGATCAGAATCCAGTGCGGCTCTTGATTGCGCCATGCAGCATTTGGATCATTGACTTTGGCTACGCGAGCAGTTAGTTGTCGATCGTAATGCTGGAAACCGGAATACACCGCTTTATTGCACAGGCTTCAGCTCAGTTTAGTCGCTTGACGTTCTCAAGCTGATTAGTCGCCATATACAGGTCAACAATGATGCCTAAAGCCTCAGCTCGTTTTCTTGGTCCAGTCAGTCCGAAGTGACTAACAACCCGATCGACAAACATTTGCCGCGCATAACTGTGTTGCATCGTGATGGAGATTTTCTTGGTTGGACAATCTTCAATTTCCATTGAAGGCTGAACAGGCAACTCAGCTTGTTCGACTTTCGCAGGAAGATTTGATTGCGATTGGGCGACAAGTGACTGAACTGCTGGTGGCTGCAAATCAAAATGCAATGCATTTACAGTCCACTTTGTCGTTCCTGGTTTACGGCAAAGACGCGGCGGCGTAATCAACAGTGAGGCTCCAACAGGCAGATTTTTAGGATTTACCGTTTCTTCGTCGTCTGGATAAATGAACGCCTGTTCGCCATCAGACAGTAAACCTTTGGCCCATTGATAATTGGGAGCGCCTTTGCCGAGAATGACGGCTTCATCAAATTTGAAGCCAAGTTCCGTAGTGATTGGAGTCGATTGAGTCATGAGAGTCGAGTTGGTAAACAGATCGAGTACAATCTGCCTATCAATCCTACCACTCTCGGCTATGGCACAAGGGGTTCGTGTCCAACTCGTGATGCCAGCACCGATTGCTGCAATGCTAAAAAAAAGGGCCGAACTGGAAGGGAGAACCCTGTCCAGCCTCGGCACTTACATCATTGAGTCAGCTCTCAGACAGCAACAGCCGACAAATCTTTCTCTTCCAGAAAATCAGCCAGATGATTTGCATCTTGCGTGATCGACTGAAGCGTCACAGATTTGCGTCCGACTTTAATTTCGAACTCGTCTCCAGGCTTAAAGCCCATCTCCTTGACGTAGCCTTCGCCAATTTGCAACTTTCCGTTGAATTGGACTTTGGTTTTGTAAGTAAGAGTCCGACCTGGCTTGGCTGCTGCGCCAATCTCCAGACCTTTTGCGGCAAGAATCGCTTCGTAAAAAGCGGTAAAGCAAAGCTTGCCATTTTTGACATAGCCGCACTCGCGCACAAGATCCGACTTGCTTGCATCCTTAAGCTCTTTGACTTTGGCAATCAGCTCTGATCCGGTCAGCATAGAAAAAGTTCCGTGACGCGAATTAGTATATCCTAATTCCGGTCCCTTTGCCAGATCGGGCATACATCATGTTGAAGGCCCCAAGTATGAGATAGCCGAGTCCATCGGTCCAGTGCTCGATGTTAGCCGATTTATCAATTACATAGTCGCCAGCGCCCTGCTTGTAAGTGACGTTTTTGAGCGCCTTGATCGTGTGTTTGCAGCGCGGATGAATGAACAGCTTTATGTGCCCATCCGCAGTTCGGATCATCCAGTTGGTCGCGTTGATTTTGTCTTTAACAGCCCAAGGCGCTTTAGGACTTACGCATTGGAATCCGTATCGACGAATAATGTCATGATCTGTTCGACCAGCCGAAGAAGTTTTACGGGCACTACCAGTCGGATCTGGATAAGCAATAATTTTCCGATTTGGAAACCGCTGTTTTAGGAGCTGGCAAACTTCGTCTGTGTTCGACTGTTTTACAGCAAGTTCATCCCAGATATGCACAGTGTCACCGACGCGACTAGCCAAAACACCAGCCATGATACCAACGTTAAAGTCAGTGCCCCAATAGATTTCTCCGCCTGTGTCTTTGACATTTTCGGAGATGTTTTCATCGGCAAAGTCAGGGTAAACACGGCCAGAAAGAGTTTCGAAACTGGCGAGATACTCCTGTTTAAAAGTTCGTTCATCGAGAGTGCGACGCGCAGCCTCGACTTCGGCTGGTGGAACATTTCCTCCTTCAACCGTTGTATAAGAAAAAGTTCGCCAATCGTCTTCAAGTTTTGCCTGTTCCCATAAATCGTGAAACCAGTTCAGGCCAGACGGAGTTGTAATGAACCAAGCTGGACCGCCTTGATCTGAAAGCGCAGGTCGCAGAACCATTTCCCAAGCTTCCTGCCGAACGTAGGCTGCTTCATCAACAACCAATGCCGACAGCGAAATTCCACGCAAAGAGTCAGGATTGTCGGCACCTTTTAGTGCCAGGATGCTTCCGTTTTTTAATTCAACAGTTAGTTCGGCTTCATTTTTGGCGAGAAAAACTTCAGGAGGTACCATCGCTCTTAGCTGCCGCCAAGCGATTTGTTTCGCCATCCGATAATTTGCTGTTACATACCAGCACAAACTTCCGGGCTTTTCCATCGCCCAGTTAATAAGCCGAGTAATGCAAAGGTATGTTTTGCCAAATCTACGGCCTGAACAAAGCAATTTGAATCGCTCAGGGGCGTCATAGACTGTGCGCTGTGGAACGGTCAGCGTTTGATATAACTGATCCGGGAAACCGCGAAAATCATATTCTGGATCTTTTGCTGGCAGTGGCGGGTCAAGGATGCAACCTTGCGCTCGGCCTTGGAGAATGCTCACAAAATTGCAGCGAGTTTGGCGAGTGCATTAACAGCACCGAGAGCGACAGCCAAGTTTCCTGTTCGTCTTGCTTCCATTTGAATGGAACTCGCCTGCTGCATTAACTCGGCAGCAAACTGAGCGCGATCCAGTTCAAAGTCTTTGCGGACAAGAGCCCGAACTTCGGGAATGTATTTACGGGCTGTGGTCTCAGAGATCCCCCAAGTATTTACCGCAAAGCGAATGCAGTCATGAGTGGTGCCACCGTTTCTAATGACCTGAAAGAGGCGATTGTAGCGATAGGCTTTTTCGGCGGCAGAAGCTCTAGCGGCTGTTTCTTTACCATCTTTCCGTCTTGGCATTATTTAATCCCCAGAACGGCGGCAGCGTCAGGATTGCTAGGCCCACAATAACGGAAAGAGGCGGTAATTCTATCCGTTCCGAGAGCTTTTCTCCATTGGGTCATAGCTTCGGTTTTAGCTTTTACATTTCGGCGTTGTCTTTGAGCGCAGTTGTTCGATGGCTTTCTGGTCATATTCCAGAGGGGCGATTTAGCGCGATAGGCTACCATTGCAGGATTTGCGGTAACTGATAAGTAGTAGCGCCCACGAGTTCCGTGGAAACAAGAGGCGATAAAATTCGACATTGCATTGCCGATGCCGACACCCTGAAAATCAGGTAGACAAACAGTTCTATGTTCTTTCCATCGGGTGCCTTGGGGGCACGGCATGGTTAAGACGGCTGTAAAGGCTACTGGTCTGCCGTTGTAAAAAGCGGCAAAGCATTTTGCGCCAGGATGAATTTGGCGATTTAGATAGTGAAATTTACTGAAGAGAGGCCAGTATTCCTTGCC